TCAGCTTGTGTAGTTCCACGCTTCTGAGCAAAAGCTTCTTCTTGCTTAACATTAACAGCAACACGAGTTACTGCAGCACCAGCGGCTTTCTTAGCAAGTTCATCATTGAAAACTGCCTTATTAACAGCAGCAACTTGTTCTGGTGTATATGCACCAAATGAAGCGGCAACTGGCAAACCAAGTTCACGAGCTTTAGCGGCCCAATCTGCAGGTGGTTTAGCAGTTTTATCAACAGGCTCAAGTTGACCACCAGTTTCCCAAGCGGCAACACTTTCAGGCGTATATTTACCAGTCTCAAGCAATTTGAAACTTTGTTGTGTTTTAGGCGTTAAGTATTGCTTGAGTAAATCAGCATTAGAAGCAACTGCAGTAGCTTGTACTGGATCCATGCCAAACTGAGTCATAAGTTGTTGAACTTGGCCTTGTTTGCCAATGTTCTCATAACCAATCTTAGTAGCTTCAGCACTAAGTTTCTGTGTTTCAGCCATTGCTTTTTGCATAGCTTGAGCTTGTGCCGCTAAAGCAGAAGCCGCTTGCATATCACCCATTTGAGCCGCTAATTGAGCACCACGAGCAACTGAATTAGGGTTAGTCATGTCAATCTGTTGAGATAACTGCTGACGCTGTGCAATCAATTTCAACTGAGGGTCTTCAGCGCCTAACAAACTGCCAATACCACGACCAAGACCCGCAGCGCCCGCATAAGTCATAGCTGCACCACGAGCCTCTGGAGACATTTGAGCCAACTGAGCACCACGACTCATTGCTCCAATCTGTTGTTGTTGGTTATAAAGTTCAGGAGTCAACCCGAATAAGCTAGGAATAATATCTGCCATGTTGTTTCTCCTTAACCCCAATTTTTCTTAATGTAATCAGCAATGCCTTGACTAATTGTTGAGTTTGGATCACTTAATCCAGACAATACTGTTGCATACGGATTAGTTGTCATTGCAGAACCAGTTGCCAATTTTGTACTGTAATCAGCACCTTGCAATCCAAGTTGACCAACTCTTGCGCCTGCATTTGAAGTAATTTGACCAAGTTGAGTGCTCATATTAAGAGGTTGTTGAGCTTGCGTTTCCAAGTTTTGAACTTGACCCATAGCAGTAGTGTATGGTGCATAAGCCGCTTGTTGGCCTGCATAGTACTGACCCATAGCGCCAGCGCCTTGACCAAGAAGTCCTGCACCAAATGTAACTTGTTGTTGACCAGCTTGTTGAGCATTAGCCGCCAACTGAGCTTCTTGCATTACACGAGCGTTATACAAAGCCTGCAATTCAGGTGTTGTAGCGCCATAGTTACCACCTTGAGCAACTGCTAACCCTGCACGACCCTGTTGTTGCAGTTTGTTCTGCAAGTTAGCCAACTCAAGTTCACGACCTGGTTGTAACAAGTTCATTTGTTGAGTAATGTAACGCTGAGCAACTTCTTCTGGAGTCTGAGCCAAATACTTGTTGCCGAGATTAAACAAACTCTGAGCGCCTGTTTGCAAAGGAGCAAATTGAGCTTGTGCTTGTTCTGCTTGTGTCAAGCCAGCATTTGACAAGGCCATCAAACGATCTTGTTGAGCTTTGGCTTCTGGAGACAATTCATATCCTGCACTTACCATCTGACCAGTTACAGGATCATATTTAAAGTTAGAAGTGCCAAATCGAGTTGTCATTCCAATAGGACGGAACTGAGCAGCTTCTTTAGCAGCAGCAGTCTCTGCATCAATTCGAGCTTGTGCAGCTTGAGCGGCCTCTTTAGATGTTTGTTGCTGTAGCAATCCACCAGCAGTAGATAAACCGCCAGCAATTAATTTTGCAAGATCAGCACTTGATAATCCACTAAGTAATCCACCACCAGTTCCAGCTCCAGTAGTCCCTCCAGTAGTACCTCCAGTTGTTCCACCAGTAGTGCCGCCAGTAGTTCCTCCTGTGACGCCAGTAGTTCCATCAGTTACGCCAGTAGTTAAAGCGCCTTTACCTAAATTTGTTGTTTCAGTTAAACCAGTAACGCCACCAGTAGTAACTGCAGTTCCAGAACCAGTACCTAATAATCCTGTACCCAAATCAGAACCAGTAAGAATTCCAGTACCTGTTAAAGCTCCAGTTCCTGATGTTCCTAACAATCCTGTACCCAATGCAGAATCAGTTAAAACACCAGTTCCTGTTAAGCCAGCACCAGTTGTAATTCCCGCTCCAGTACCGCTTACACCTAATCCAGATGTTCCTGTACTTAAGCCTAATCCACTAGAACCTGAAGTAATACCAGTACCTGTACCCATGCCAGTTACTGCAGTTTCTCCTGTGCCAGTTAATAATCCACCAGTAGTACTGGCTCCTGTTACTCCTGTGCCTGTAGTAGCTCCACCAGTTAATACGCCTTCTGTTCCTGCGGAAGCCCCACCACTTAACAGTCCTTCTGTTCCAGTAGTTGTACCGCCACTTATTAATCCTTCTGTTCCTGCAGCACCAACACCACTTGTAAGCGCACCAATACCACCCATTACCCCAAGAGCAATAAGAGTATCTTTTGTTAAATCAGAACTTGATGCAGCAGTTGTATAAAACTGAGGATTACCTTGAGCATCAAAAGCTACACCAAAACCAGTATTTCCTTTACCTTGATAAGTGCCACCAAAAAAGTTACCAATTTGACGCTCGCCATAAGTATTTTCTAACTCTTGACCAGTATCTTTGTTGTAGTAAACATTTTGTTTATGAGCAGCCTCATAAATACCTTCACCACTAACTTCAGGAACATCAATTTGTTTAACACCAAATTGCTTAATGTCAGTAATGCCTGCATTGGCAAGAATACGAGCCATCTCAGCAGCATTAGCTTGAGGAGAGCCTTTGCCCTCACCCTGCCATTTAGATGAGTCGCTAGAAGCAAGAATTTGCTTAACTAGGTTATCAATAATTTTTTGATCGACTGCCATGATTTGCTTCCTTATATATTGCCTGTTGCTGTACTTGGGAATGTACGCTTATCACCAGGCCAAATAATCCTTACTGCACCGCCAGCGCCTGATCCTGCTGTGTTTCCACCACCAGAACCATACCAAGGAGAGCCACCTCCACCGCCATAAGAACCACCATTGGGGCCAGGGTCTTGTCCACCAATAGAACCATCTGAACCATTAGAGCCACCCTTGCCAGCAAGATCGTTAGTGGTTGTAGTACCGCCAGCACCATTTGATCCTTGACCAAAAATACCTACACCACCACCAGAACCATTTGCTTGACTTGATGATAAGGTACGAGCAGCACCACCGCCACCGCCACCACCTGATCCTGCTGAGCCATTGCCTGAAACATTACTACCAGCGCCACCATTTCCTGCATATCCACCAGCACCTCCACCACCAGCGCCATTGCCATTACCGCCTGAGCCACCACCAGTACCAGTATATGAACCACCAGTTGAGGCTACAGCAGGATTTTGTGGAGTACTAGCGCCACCACCAAAACCACAAACTGTTGATGTATTTACAAAGTAAGAATTACCGCCAGCATCACCGCCAGTCTGATATGTAACTCCATCACTTGAGCCACCAGCACCGCCAGCACCAACAACAACTGTATAACTGTTTCCAGGTGTTACAGAATAATTATTGATATAACCTAAACCACCGCCAGCGCCAGAACCTCTATCTCCACCGCCTAAACTTCCAGATGCACCACTTCCTGCTCCAACACAAACTACTGAAACAGAAGTTACATGAGCAGGGCAAGTCCATGTGTAAGTTCCAGGCGTTGTATAAGCCTGTTGCCCTGCACCACTAGTACCAGCTAAGAAAGTATTAATTGCTGCAAACATTATGGTGTGTAACCTTGTGAATAAGAGCCATACCAATTTGTACCATCAGAAATGAAAGTCAGAATGTCCATCTTTCCTGCTGTAGTAGTAATAGTAGGAGCACTAAGAACATTCCACTTAACACCAGTAAATGTTGCACTACCGCCACCAGTAGTTGCTGCTTGTTTAAGCAACAACACAAAAGACTTTCCTGCAGTAGCAGTTGGCATTGTGAATGTGCAAGCAGTAGAAGCAGTCAAAGTGGCAGTTTGAACAGTACCACTAGTCAAAGACAAAGTATTTGAGCTTGTAACAGTCCCAATTGACACAACACCTTCAACATAATTGTTGATAGTTGGGTTTGTCAAAGTCTTGTTTGTGAGAGTTTGAGTATCTGTAGTGCCAACAATAGTTCCGCTAGGAGCACTAGAAGAATCTAACTTAGTTGCAATAGCAGTCTGAATATTGTTGAATTCAGTATCAATCTCAGTACCTTTGACAATCTTTAAAGGATTGCCAGAGGTTAGATTATCCTTAGACGCAAAGTCTGTACTTTTAGTGTAATCGCTCATGCTATTTTTCCATTCTTAGCTTGGATTTCAATTTTCTGGATCGACAACTGCGCTCCATTGATAACAAGTTCATAACCAGTTTGAACAACCTTGCCTGAACCACTTGCTGATACTGTCAAAGTATTTAGAGCAATACCATCAGAATAGTAAGCAATGGTTGTTGCATTTGCTCCATATTCAGAGATGCCATACTGAGCAACACCTTGAAGTGGAATAGTTGCATTTGCACTCAAGTAGTTGCTCTTAAAGTCAAATCCCCACTTAATAGTGACTGTCTGATTAGTGCCACCAATTACAACAGCAGAAATCTTCTTCAAAATAGAAGTCTGATTAACATTACCAAGGTCTGCATTGTTTGTGTAGTACAACATACGATAACTAGATGTATCGTCAAGATATCCAGTATGAGTACCGATATAGCCAGTTTTACCAATGTAAAGATCACCATTTCTGCGTGACAAGAATGACTTAGGCTCAATAGAATCCCATGTTGTTACTCTTGATGAGCCATCTTGTAACTGAACTTTTGTATCAAAGCAGTAAACAGACTTATAAGTTGGCATTGTGAGCAGATAGAAACCTTCACGCTCAGAATACACAGACTTAATGTTTGCCAATGTTTGACCAGCAACAGATGTCATCAAGTCATTACGAACATTCTTAGATAAATCACGCTCTGGAGCAGACTTTTCTTGAATAGTTCTCATCAATGAACGAACACCACTATTTGACAAGAAAATCACATCAGAGCTAGTTGTCTGAACAGAATCTCTAGCCAAACAACCAATACCGCCAATGGTGTCGTACAAAGACATTGTTGATGGAGTCGTAGCGCCTTGATAAACCAAGATTTGACGCTTACCAAAGATAAACAAGAATCCATTGTGAGCAGCCAATGCCTGAACTTCATCAGCACCATTAGGCCAAATCTGGTTGACATTTAAAGAACCAGAAGTACCGCCAGTCCAAATGTGACCAGTTAGCAAATCAGAGAAAGTTACTGTTGTTTTGTCAGAAGTGCTATTTGCAACCCACAAACGACCAAAAGCAGAGATAGCCAAGTTACCAGAAGGTACAGTTCCTGCATAACCAGACTTCTCACTTACTCTGCGATAAGTAGTTGTACTTACTGCAGGGTCGTAAATCAATGGATCGTGACCACTTTGAAAGAAGTAAGTAATGCCATTCAATGATGCACATTGCCAGTTATTAGCAGTAATCGTAGGAGCAGTACCGCCACCACCATAAGTCAACTCAGTAACTGCATTGGCAGAACCAAGTTTAAATAACTTATTATTGCCAGCAAACAAAACAGTCAATGTGCCATCAGTCTGAACTAACTCATGGATAACTCCAACATCGTTAGAGCCTAAGTT